CCGTGATGGCGATCTTAATTGCGTTAACGCTCAGCACCACATTGGCGTTGCTAGATTTCACGCCATGAGAAACACGGATTTAGCCAAGAAGATGAGAGAAGAAACCGCTGCGGGGTAGTTGACATATCACTTATCTATACATATAATCGTATGTATAAAGTGAGAGTGAAATGAGCGCTGGTTTTGAATGGGATTTACTGAAAGAGCAAGAAAACCTTGATAAACACGGGGTCTCATTTTCAGAAGCAATACAGGCTTTTTTAGATGATTTTCGTTTAATTGAAATCGACAAAGCCCACTCTCAAAACGAAACAAGATATTTTTGTTTTGGAAAAGTTAATCAGCAGGTGATGACTGTAAGATTCACCTATCGTCAAAAAACTATCAGAATCATTGGCGCAGGTTATTGGAGAAAAGGGAGAAAAAAATATGAAGAGAAAAATAAAATACACTGACGAGCCTATAGAATCTTCTCCTGTAGAGGACTTTTTACCCTCTCCAGCAGAATTGGCCTCTAAATCTACTACGGTCAAAGTCACTATCAATTTAAATGCTGATAGCCTAAAAGCATTCAGGAAACTTGCAGAACAAAAGCATGTTCCCTACCAGAGGCTAATCAGAAACTTGATTGATGACTATGCGACTAAGCTGGCTTTTAGTGAACGCAAACATAAGGCTGCTTAAAGCTAAAAAATACCCCTGCAAACCTTGAATAATCTACTATACTCCATTGATTACCAAGGAGGAATTATGATTGCTTACGATGGACAGCATGTACCAACCAACATCAAGCTAAACCGAGAGACCAAGCAGCAAATCAGAGTTGAAGGCGCTGCTTTGATCAATGCAGATGGAAGACTGATAACCATCTTTAAGCATGACCTGCCAATGCTCGAAAATGCAAATTACAAGCCCAAGGCAGAGACATCAGCATGCGCTTAATACGATGGGCGCGGGATAAGATTAAAACCTCTTGGCGAGCGTTTAAATGCGTTTTTGATATGTGTAGTAAAAACTGCGATTGTCGGACTTTGGAGTTGTGGTAATGATCAGAAAATGGATTAGAAATTGGCTTGGTATTACCTCTCTAGAAAAAGATCTATCAAGTATTAATCAATATCTTTTAGCAAGAATTTTATTTAAAAAAGAGCAGGACGCTCAGCATGAAACGCCAAATTGAGCACAATACTCAGTGCGCTTTAACTCAATATTGCTATTTCAAATATCCTGATTACCCTTGGTTTTCTGTTCCAAATGCTGGCTTGAGAAGCCCACAAGCTGGTATGTACTACAAGCGTGAAGGATTGCGTAAAGGCGTCTTAGATTTCATGTTCTTAGTCCCACGAAAAGGCTATCATGGCTTAATTTTGGAAATTAAAACGACAGATGGTAAGCTTACAAAAGAGCAAAAATGGTTTGTTGAAGCTTTCGAGAAAATGGGGTATTTGGTTAAAATCCCAAGATCGATTGATGAGTGCATTAAAGCTATTGAGGAGTACATGGGGTGAAGAATATAATAGAATTACTTGGCGAAGCAGTATGGCTAGCAGTTTGCGCTCATACTGATCAACAAGACAAAGCTGGAAAGCCTTATATTCATCATCCATTGCGCGTAATGAGTAATTGCAATACTCAATTAGAAATGATTGTGGCAGTTTTACATGATGTGATTGAAGATACTTACGTTACTCAAGATCACCTTAAAAGACTTGGTTTTCCATCCGAAGTTTTAGAAGCCTTGGATTGTTTAACGAGAAGAGAAAATGAGGCATATAAAAATTTTATTCTCAGAATTAAATCAAATAAACTAGCAACAATTGTCAAGCTACATGATCTTAAAGACAATATGGACAGATCACGCATGAAAGTTCCTGATGAAAGCTTGATGCAAAGGTATCAAAAGGCTTATGAGGAATTGACTAAATGACCCCCTATAACTGCCAACCTGACTGGCCCGATTACCTCGTTGAGTCTTACAGGAAATTGAAGAAATGACAAGATACAAACGCATTCCCAGGAACTGGCTAGAGCGCATCTGGTTTAAAGTGAGGAAGCCCAAAGCTATTATGGCTTCGTTAGTTCCAAGTAATACCAATTTTAGAATTACTATAGCTATTACTGATTTCACAATAACAAAAAACCCTATGGAATATTACATTACATCTGATAGAAATAGAAATGTGTACCTATACGAGAAGGAATGGTTTGAAGCCAACTACGAGCCTGTCAACAAGAAATGTCTCACAACATGTAAGAATTGTCGCAATACTTTTGAAACTGAACTCACTCACCCATTTTGCACTACTCAAATATGCCCTGTTTGTGAACACCAATTGCACCAGTCGGGAAATATGGTCAAAACTTCGGGGGCGGACTTGGATAAGGGGATGATGTGAGCGAGTATTGTTTTATTACCACTAAACAAGAGTTAATAGATGAGCTATCTTTAGCTGAAGATATAATTGAATCAGATGTTGTAATGGCACAGTTAAATGATATGCCTAAGAACACAGTGCGTATTCTGTCAGGTGATAATGGCTATGAATCAGACCCATGTTACAGTTATTACAATGCTGAGCAATTGAGGAAAATTGCCGCTTATCTTAATAAACTGGCAGATGATATAGATAAAGACAAGGCAGCGGACTAGTGAGTAATTTTCAAAAGTGTTGTGATAAAGAACCATTGCTTGAAGAAGGCTACAGGGTAATGACTGGCGATAAAATTCTTCATGTTCATTGTCCATCATGTAAAGCTTCTGCTCAAGTCTATTTCAATGCCGCACCAGATTGCAACGACAATCGATACAAAGACGCATTGAATGATCTGAAAGAGCTTTGGCCGAAAGCTATTGTGCGTACTAAAGAAGAAGGAACTCCTATGAGATTAGTTAAGGCAGACGGCGATGAGTGACTACAAACTTTTGAGCGAACATGCAAGTGAATTTGCAAGAAGTATTTTATATATGCTCGAAAACAATGAGCCATTACAAATACAGCTTGGCAATATAATTATTGGCTCGGCTGCTATTGAGTGCAGTGATACTCAATTAAGTATTTTAAAACAAGCTGCGCGATTGAAGAGTGGAGAAGAAAACCCATGCAAAGGTATTATATTAAGTTGCCAAATGGATCTTAGCGATGTGGTTTAAGAAGAAGGCTGAGCCAATTACTCCAGTTTACTCCCAATTTCAGAATATTCAGAATGGCATAACAAAAGATATTTGTTGTAAATGCCGAAAAGAAAATATCACAGTATTTAAGTTGGGCGAAGTCAAATGGGGAGACTGGAGAGGATGCCTAGTGTGGTTTTGTGCTGATTGCTATTTAGAATATTTAACCTATGTTAAAGAGCTTGCCAAACTTAACTCTCCAGAATATAAAGCATCAATCATCGACAGCGGAACCAAAGTTAACAAACTACTGGGGGTGAAGTGAAACTTAAACAATGCTGCCATGAACCTAACATTCAACTGCAAAAAGGCGAGATATTAGACTTTACAGAGGGATACTCCTATCAAGGGAATTATCTTAAATGTTTAGCATGTGGTCGCAAATCAGAAGGATTTAAACCAATGGATAATGGATTGCCTGACTTGCCTTCTCTTGAAAGAGACTGGAATAAATAATCAGCTCTGCTTAGTCAATAATCTCAACCTCTTCCGCTCCATAATACCAGAATGAACTTCTGCAAGTGATTTGACTGGAAAGTGTTTACCAAGAAAGAAAAGCATTGTTGGGCTTGTATATTCTATTGGCCCCATTCTCAAGAACTTCCTATATTTCAAATATTCATCATCTGATATTTCAATCTTTTGAATAGGATTGAAACTCCCCTCAAGTTCTAATCCCAATATCGTCTTTATCAAATCCATTTTCTTAAGTGGGAGTGGCTTTTTGCCCTGTTCCCATGCCTTCACAGTCTCATAATCCCTATCAACTAGATTCCCTAATTGTGATCTCGTAAGTCCTTTTTTAATTCTCAAATACTGTAAATGTCTCACTGTAGGCATTTCTCATTTCCTTATGACATATAGTCCAAATTATAGCTTAAGTTTTTAACTTCGCTTTAAGAAAGTACCACTATGAAACTTTTTCTGGTGACTGCTAAAAACCCTTGTATCTAAACAAATATCGAGGGATGTATGGCTAAGTCAAGTCCAGGTTTTAAAGCTGTTCAAAACAAGATCGCAGCAAAACAAGGCGTAAGCAAAAAAGATGCCGGAGCAATTCTAGCTGAATCTACTCGCAAAGCCTCACCTGCCGCCAAGAAAGCTAATCCCAACCTCAAGAAAGTCAAATAACCCTATTTCGGAATCGATTATATCTATGAAGGAATTTATCCCAACTGACGAAGATAAGTTTAACGCTAGAGAATCCATGTCTTTAGGGATATCAGCGGACTATGCTCGTCTTGAGATTAAGAATCCTCAAACTAAAAAGCCGATTGATCTTGATACATTCTGTAAAGCGTTTTCTGATGAAATCAAAGAAGCCAAGCTTGAGAGGGCTAAGCGTGTAGTAAGCACGTTGTTTGAAAAAGCTTGTATGGGTGATGTTCAAGCAATATCTAAGTATCTCACGCTTTGCTGTCGCGGGGTATTTGATAAGAAGTTTGACTATGACGACAGCCTTCCACCCAATGAGCAGATTGGCTCAATCATTAAAGCTGCTAGTAATGGTCTTATTGGCTCAATGGAAGCTGAAAGCTTTATCAATGGCATAGCTAAGAAATATCAGCTCATCGAATTTGAAGAAATCAAGAAAGAGTGGGCGGAGATCAAACGAATTAAAGCGGAGGGCAAATAATGGCCTACGCTAAAGTGCTTGATGAGATGCGAAATTACAGAGCATCACTTACCGCTAATGACGCACGAATTTCTGATGTACAGATAACAGACGGATATGTTATCACCCAAAACAAAAACAACAGGTTCTATAAGCCCTCCCCTACTGGCATTCAGTTTCATGGCGATGACAGCTTTTTTAAAGTGATCATGGGGCCATTTGGTAGTGGTAAATCCGTCACTTGCTGCCATGAAATATTAAAGCGTACTTGTGAGATGCCAAAGTGCATTGATGGCACCAGACGCGCTAAATGGTGCGTTGTCCGCAATACCTATCGCATGCTTGAGATATCAACAGTGCAAACCTGGCTTGATTGGTTCAGACACTTTGGTGAAGTACGCATCACTCAAAAGCCGCCTTATTACTTTTGTGAATATTACGATGATAAAGGCAAATGTGAGCTTGAGATTATCTTCTTAGCACTTGATAGACCGGGCCAATTAGAAAGCCTTAAGTCTGCTGAGTTCACAGGTGCATGGCTTAATGAGCTTTCAGGACTTCAAGAATCAGTATTTCAGTTCATGAAAGGAAGAATCAATGGACGATATCCAAGTAAGTCGATATGCCCTGAGCCTTACTGGACAGGGATTATCGCAGATACTAACCCACCTAACACTCGCTCATGGATTTATCGCATGTTCGAGAAAGAAAAACATCCCGAATTTGTCATGTTCAAACAACCGCCTGGACTCGTTAAAGATGAGAACGGGGAATGGGTTGATAACTTAGAAGCCGATAACAAGAAGAATTTAGCGCCAGACTATTACCAAAAGATGACACTTGGAGCTAATGATGAGTTCATCAAAGTGTTTTGTCTCGGTGAGTATGGCTCATATAAAGACAGCAAGATCATTTATCCACAATACAACGATCATATTCATTCAGCCGATAAGATCAACTATATCGAAGGCATGCCTATCTATTGTGGAGCTGACTTTGGCAACACACCCGCCATTGTATTAGCTCACTACAACCCACTCGGCAAGATCGAAGTGTTCAAAGAGTTCACCTCTGAGAACATGAACCTTGAAGAGCTTATTACTAATCAAGTCATACCTTGGCTCAATGCTTACTGTCCTAAGTGGCAAGTCAAAGCAACCTTCGGAGATCCCTCAGGCATTACCAATGCTCAGTCTAACGGCGTGAGCTGCTTCTCTATTTTAGAGAAATATCACTTTAACCCAGCTGCTGGTATCAGCAACGACCCAATTGTTAGATGGGATGCAGTTAAAGCAGCCCTGAACAAGATGTCTATGGGTTCACCTGCCATTGTTATTAATCGCCTTGAATGCTTTTTGCTGCGTGAAGGGTTTTTGGGTGGCTATCACTTCAAAATGATAGCTGGCGCCGATGGTGTGAGATATGCCGACTTTGCCGACAAGAACGAAAACTCCCATATCCATGATGCTCTGCAATATCTGTGCCTGGGTCTCAATGGCGAATCCGTCCTAACCAAAGACTATAACAACGTCAATTTATTCACCAAAGAAGCTAACTGGAGCGGCAGAGTATGAAACCATCCAAGAAGCTTGAAAAGATCAATGCGAAGATCGATGCCTGGTATGAATACTATCAGGACAATATCAGCAATTATCATGAAAACGTAGCCTTTAATGAAGGCGAGCAGTGGGATGGCGATACTGTCGCTTTCTACACTGAAAACGGCAAAGTTATGATGCGCCATAACTTGCTCAAGAAGTTTATCACTCAGATTGTTGGCGAACAGCTATCTGTTACTCCTGAAATGCAAATCGTTGTAGATAAAGACGAAGCCAACCAAGAGAGCATCAATTTACGCAACGATATCTTACGCACAATACAGATCAAGAACCACGCCAAAGAATGCTATCAGACTGCCTTTGAATGTGCGCTTAAAGGTGGCTTTGGTGCGCTGAAGTATTACACCGATTATTCAAGCGCAGCAAGCTTTGATCAAGACGTTATGATGGAGCCTAAAAAGGAGCCAACACTCTGCTTTTGGGATGTCAAAGCTAAGAACAAAACAAAGTCTGACGGTGATTATTCAGGTGATATTAGCTATTTAGTTCAAAGTGAATTCAAGAAGAATTGGCCTAATGCTGAACCTACTGCTGAAAAGTGGGATACCAACTCAGAAGAAATAGCCCTTGCTGAAACTAATGGCGATGATGGCGAACCCCTTATAGCTGTTGCTGAAATCTACGAAAAGAAATGGTTTAAAAAGAAAATGGTTAAGGTTAGCCCAACCATTTCAGGCAAGCCAGATGAAGTCATCCAGGAAGAAGACTTTGAAGAGTATGTAGCTTCATACAAAGAAGCTGCTGAACAGATGGCAAGCGCTATGGGTATTCCTGCTGACAGTATCCCATTGCCTCAGATCATTGACCGAAAGACTGCTAATGATTACACCATTACTTGTACTCGTTTAACCAAAGTTGAAATCCTAGAAGAGTATGACTTCCCAGGCCGGCACTTACCCGTCATATATGTCGATGGCTATAGCTATTGGCTGAACGGTAAGCAGTTTGTTAAGTCTATTACTGATGATGCCTTTGATGCTCAGCGCTCAATTAACTTTATCTGGTCTGAAATATGCCAACACGTTAAGAACTATCGCAGAGAGACTATATATGCCACTCATAAGATGTTTGAGGGCAGCCTTCATATCATCAAAAACCCTGAAAAGCCTGTGGGCTATGTTCCATTTAAGCCCGACCCTACCGTTCCTGGCGGCGTTCCAATATTCCGTGAGGCTGTGCCTATTCCACCTGAGCTCTTACAAGCCTTTGAAGTGGCCTGTAATAACCTGGCTGACATATTAGGACGCACAGAAGTTGCAATGGGTGATGCTGCTCCTGAGGTTTCAGGAGTTGCTATTGCCAACCGCTTGAGACAGCAAAACATTCTCGTTAACAAGTTTTTGGATGGCCTCTACAAAGCTATTGAACAGGGTGGAGTTGTCACAAACGACCTTATCAATAATCTCTATGACGGCCCAAGAGAAATGAATCTCTATGCTGAGCAGCACAAAGTTTATAGAGCCAAGCTCAATAATTTCAATCCAGACACAATGCAAGTTGAGAACCAGATTAAGCCTGATGACCTATCTGTCATGGTATCTGTTGGCTCTAACTATGAGCTGCAACGCATGGAAGAAAGACAATTCATTCTCGACATTCTGCAAGCCTCTGCTGCTCCTGCATTCCCTTATTTCGCTGACAAACTCTTTGGCCTATCTAATGCGCCAAATATGCCTGAATTGGTGGAGCGAGCTAAAGCAATAGTCCCCCCTCAGATTATTGCTAAAGAAGATGGTAAGCCACCTCCTCCGCCACCTCCTCCACCACCTCAAGTCATGCTTGAACAGCAAAAGCTTCAGATGGAAGCACAACAGAACGCGGCTGAAAACCAGCTCAAGGCTATGCAGATTCAAAACGATAGCAAAAAGACTGATGTCGATTATATCCAAACCTTGATCGATGGAAAGGTAGACCAGATCAAGACAACGGCAGAGCTCGCTAAAGCACAGATGCAGTATCACAACGATATGACATCAAGCCATGTAGCCCATTTTAAGAATGTTAAAGACCTCGCTGTAGCAATGCAGCCGCCAGAAAAGGCGCAATCATCCTCTAACGGGCAGAGTTAGCCTGGGCGCGAACGTGAAGCATTAAACACGGAAAAAAAGGAAAAAACTATGAATGGCTTAAATCAAAGTGAAGCACAAAAACTATCAAACGACGAAGTTGACCAAGCGGCGCTTGATGCTGAATATGCTAAACACCAACAAAACCAACAAGTAGCTGAAGATTCTGCTGATATAGCAGTCAATGAAGATCACAGTACGGCTGAGACTGAAGAGCCAGAAATTGATATTGACCAACTCTTAAGCGAAGAAGACAACGACGATCAGGCTGAGGAAGACTCTGCAAATAAAGCATCCGAGGATGAGAACGCAGAAACTAAAGCTGATGACGACCTATTTAAAGTTGATGATTTAAGCCCGGAAGATACTGACGATGAGTCCTTAAGGGTTCAGTTCACACCTGAACAACAAAAAGTCATCGATAAGATCATTGCCAAGAAAGTTCAAAAAACCAAAGGCGTAGAAGCCGAACTGGAACAGATCAAAAGACAGATCAATCAACTATCAGGAGTACCGCAACCAGGCCAAAACGGCCAATCTGCCGTCAACCCTCATGTTGCAGATTTGTCTCAAATCCCACTTCCAGAACTCTCTAAGCCCTGGGAACAAATGAATGCTCTTGAGCAATTTAACTATCTGGACTCTGTTAAGAAGACTCAAGAAGCAGCGCAACAAAAGGCACAGTTTGAAGCTCAGCAAAAAGCAAGTTATCAAGCCGACTTAAACAAGGTATTGGGTGCAGTTCAAGCTCGTATCGATACCGACGAAGATTTAAGAAAGCTTTGGTATGAACCTAATAACTTCACACCAGACATGCTGGTAGCCGTATCAGACAGCCCTAATGCTGCTCAAATCGTCAAGTATCTCCATAAGACCAAAAACGCAGAGCTGGCAAGCCTAAAGCTTAAGCCAAGAGACCATCAAATCATGAAGGTCGCTGAATGGAAAGCGGAATTCAATTATGAGGTGAAACGCCGTCACCAGGAAGCAGCAGCTAAGCCTAAGCCCCAGCCTGCGGGAAAAATTAAATCAACCATCCCAACAAAATCCGCGCCCGTTAAATCTCGTGTTTATGACCCCAAGAACCTCGAACGAATGAGCAATGAACAGCTTAATAAACTCAAGGAATGGGAAATTAAAAACATGAGGTAACGAGTCGCCTCTATGGAGACTTAAGAAATGACAATTACAGTATCTAACTATGCAGCGCCAACCCTGATTGCAAAACGTATTGCTCAGGAATTTTATACTCAGTCGCCTTTAATCAAGACCGCAAATACTGAATATAAAAAGATGTTCAATACTAATGCCATTACGACTGTTGGCTCTGTCGTGAATGTGCCAATTGATAACCGTTTCACCTTACAGCGTAGTAATACTGTTGTATCAGAAGCGATTGTCGATAGGACTGTACCTTTAACAGTACAGCAACCCTACCGCACCTCGGTAAACTACACAACCACTGATGAAAAATTATTCATTCGTGACTTAGATGATCAAACAGCTAAGCCATGTGCAGCTGTTATTGCTGCTGGTATGGAGCAAGACTTGATTCAACAAGCCGAACTCTATGGTTATAACTTCCTAGACTTTACCAGCACTTATGATAACGCTGCGACAGGTTTGCTTGATAATAAGAGCAAAATCTTACAAGCTGCGACCTTCTTCCGCGAATACTCAGTACCTAGCAATATGCCTTGGTATTTGAATATGACCCCAGGTGATTATGCTTCACTTGCCAACGGTACTGCTGCATCTAGTCAGTTCTTCCCTAAAACTAATGATGCTATTTTGCGTGATGACATTAAGGCTATCGGGCATGTATCAAGCTTTGACTGCTATTGGTCTGAAGTTATCTATTCACACGTAGCGGGTACTGCTGCTGGTGATACCAACGTACAGGTTGCAGCAACCGTAAGTTCTGGTTCAAGCGTTCAGTTAAAAGGATTAACTCCAGGTGCAACCATCGTTGCTGGCGATCGCTTAACCTTTACTGATAGCCAAAAAGTGAACCCAGTCACTCGTCAAGACATTAGCCAAAACTTCACGGCAACTGTTGTTACTGGCGGTACTGCTGATGGCGGCGGATTATTGACTGTTACTATCTATGTTGGCTCTGCTGGGATCAATGCTAATAGCTCAGATCCTAACCGTAACTTGAACCGTCCATTAACACTTAATGATGCTGTTCAAATCATGGGAAATCACAAACTCAATATTGCTTATCAAAAACGCGGTATTTTGTTTGCGCCTATCGATCAGATTCAGTTTGACGTTGCCCCTAACATGAAAGGTCAATACAGAGATCCACATTCCGGTATGGGTTTCCGTGTAACCAAGTTCCCTAGCCCATCAACCAACACAAACGTGTTGTACCTTGATGCGCTTGCTGCAACTGGTATTGCTCCTGAGCTTGTTTGCGTGATGTGTACTGACGCATAAACCTGTGGGGAAGGTCTATTTAGCCTTCCCCTTTTTAGGAGGCAATCATGACAATAGAAACAGTTAACAGTGCTACCTTCGTAAGACAGGCTTATAGCTTTGTTGGCATTATTAACCAAAACGATGACCTTCCTGACAATATGTATCAGGACGGCATAGATTATCTCAACCAGATTTTAGGGGCTGACCAGGCATCCGGAATTAATATTCCATATTATGTTGCCTACACCTTAAACACGGTCAATGGTCAAGCGGCCTATACCATCTCCACAGATTCAGAGGCAGATCTAGTAGAAAACCCTCTTATTGAACTTGAAATGGCCCAGGTCATTTTCAATAACACTCAATACCCGATTTATATTAAAACTCGCGAAGAATTTTTTGATACTGCTAGAAGCTTAATTGCTTATTCAATGCCTCGTGAAATGATATTGGTTCCAGGGGTTAATACAAGCCAAGTTCAATTTTACCCTGCGCCTAACAATGTTTATCAAGTCATTATCAGAGGTAAAGCTGCCCTAAGCAATATCACTAAGAATACTGATATGAGCAATATACCGCCCCATATGCTTAAGTATTTACGCTATGCCCTGGGTAGAGAATTATCCCTGCGCTATAAAAGCTCTGTTTGGGATGAGAGAGCAGAAACTGAATTCCTGTATCTTCGTGAACAGTTCAATGCTGGCAATGATGTTGATATCGCCATTCAAAAAGCCCCAAGTTTACGCGGCTCCACTTTCATGTGGCCTATGTCTTCTAACATTCCCCCATTTTAAGGAAATCTCATGCCAAAGATTCCTTTCCCAGTGGTGGGAACATTTAACAAGGTCAAACAAGCGGGAATTAACCCTGAACAGACCTACAATATGTATCTCATTAATGAGAACGACCCTAAAACACCTGACGCTTTGATCAATGTTCCTGGCTATTTAGAAAAGGCAACATTTACAAGGGCAAAGGCAGGCAGAACTCAAGGCTTATTCCCTTATCAGACTTTCGGCTTTGCGGTGGTCTCTCAATATGTTTATAAGATCACCAACACCTTGCAGCCTATTTTGATTGGAACACTAACAACCGATAGTGGCCCCGTTCAAATGGCGGGAAACAATAACAATCAATTGATGATAGTTGATGGCGCTAATGGCTATATCTATAACACCGTCAGCAATACCTTTCAAACCATAACAGATGTTAACTTTTTAGGGAGTCCTAGCAGTGTCGCATTCCTTGATGGCCGCTTTATTATTAATACTTTCAACTCAAACGAGTTTCAGCTAAGCGCAGAAAACGATGGCTTAACCTGGATTGATCCAAACAATACGCCTTTGATTGGAGCCTTGGAGACCGCAGCGGATACCATCCAAGCGGTTGCTGTCAACAATAGGCAGCTTTACTTATTCGGTACACAAGTTACAGAAGTTTGGAACGATGCAGGAAATCCAGGATTCCCATTCGCGCGTCTTGATACCATGCTTTATCAATACGGCACTATAGCGCTTGGCTCTGTTGTTCAAGGGATGGATATGTTGTTTTTCTTGGGTAGTTCAGCACAGGGAACAACTTCCGTATTCATGAGCCAAGGCGGACAGGCTAATGTGATTAGCTCGACCGATGTTGAACAGGAAATAAATAACTATAGCAAAAAGACTATTCAATCAGCTGACGCTTATATGTTTAGAGAAAATGGCTATACCTTCTATGCCATTAACTTTACTGCAAGCAATTCTAATGAAGTAGATTCATCCTGGCTCTATAACTTCACTAATGATACCTGGAGTAAACAAAAGCTTGCTGATGGTTCAAGACATCCTATTTGTGCACACTTAAGCTTTAATGAGCGCAATTATTGTTTGTCTTACAACGATAATAAGCTTTATGAACTCTCCCAAGAATATACTAATTTTAACGGTGAAAATATCGTCAAAGAGCGTATTACTCACCGCTTTGTCACTCCTACCCTACAAGATACTCAAATAGCTTATGTAACGGTTGATTGCGCCCCTGGCTTTGGTACTAACACAGGAACATCGGCAAGCCCTGAAGTATGGCTGTCATGGTCTAAAAACGGCGGAATTAACTATAGCAAGTCCATGAGAGCCAGTATTGGTGCTATGGGCAAATATAACACACAGGCTTATTTCCATAATCTTGGCATATCTGATAGCGGGGCATGGGTCTTTAAGTTCCAAAACTTCGACGACATTCCTTTTTTCATGCGAGATATGTCGCTTTGGGTGGAGGTGGTAGGCCCATGACAAACTTAAATCAAACACTTGTTAGACCACCTGTAAGCAGTCCGATTGTTAATAACATGATGTTGACCGCACCTTGGTTGATGTTCTTTAACAACCTATATCAGCTAATAAGTACCACTTTGCAGGCTGGCTATTCAGTCCCTAGTCTGACAACAGCACAACAAAGCGCTAATCCGCAGTATTCGCAACAGGTTTTTATTTACAACACCGATAGCGGTGAACTGCAAATAAACCTGAACGGCACTTTGTATAACTTAACGAAAACAGCAGCTTAAGGAATATTAATCATGATGGCAACGTATGGCGCAGGACAAGGCTTAAGCGGCTTAGCAGGAGGCTATTTCGGCTATCAGGGCGCTCAGGATTTATCAAACTCTATTGGACAGGGTATTAACTCAGCCAATAACTCTTTTAATCAAGGTATAGGCTATTTAAACCCCTATAACCAGGGAGGGCAGCAAGCCTTCGGCCAGCTCGGTAGTTCATTAAATAGCATGGCTAACCCTGGGGGCTATGTTAATAATTTAATGCAGCAATATCAAACAAGCCCAATGGCTAAGTTTCAGATGAACGCTGAACAACAAACCATGAATAATAGCTCTGCTGCTGGCGGTATGCTCGGAAGCCCACAAGAACAGCAACAAATGGCGCAATATGCCCAAGGTCTAACGAGCCAGGATATGCAGAACTATATAGGTAATGCTATGAATGTGAACCAGCAATATTTAGGCGGTCTAAGTGGCATGGCCGGAATGGGGCTAAATGCTGCAAGCAATATGAACCAAAACCGAATGGGTCTTGGAAATACACTTGCCAACATGTACGCAAACCAAGGTCTAGCACAACAAAGCGGCCAAAACTCTATTGCAGGTGGCATTGGTGGGGTATTGAGTGGCATAACGAGCATGTTTTAGGAGAATTAAATGGCTTTTGGATTGATGGGTTATGAACAAATACCTAACGGCATGCAAAACGCTGGTATGGCTGGATTTAATCAAGGCTTGCAAGGTATTGGGCAAGGTTTAGCTAATACCCAAGCGAACTTGCAAAACCAGATCACTGGCACACAATTGCAATATATGCCGCAAATGCAGCAATCCCTTATTGCTATGAATCAGGCAAAAGCAGGACTATATCAGGGAGAGGGGCAAGACCAAGCAGCGAAAGGAAAATATTATAGCGCACAAGCTAATAACATCACAAATGGATTTAACAATCCAGCCGGACAAGCCCAGCTCCAATATCAAGCAATAGTTAATAACCCTAATTCTACTCCTCAGCAAATATCAGCAGCCAGAGCTTATTTAGGGTTAGAATCTACAGGAATAAATACTTCAACGCCAGGAGGTCAAGCTTATGCTGATGCAAATGCAAGCACTCAGTTTCCAGCTGGCTCATCATCTCCTTTTACACAAAGTGGCATTTCATTGCCAGGGTTTGCCGCACTTGCGTTCAAACAGCCTCAATCTGAAGTACAGCTCAACCAAGCAGAAGCGGCGGCTGAAGCTCAAAAAGCTCAACTCACCAACCAAGAAGCGATTAACCAGGGAGCTAATGTTAGTTCAACTGTTACCCCTGGTATGCCAACATCTGCTCCAGCACAGCCAGCAGTGGGTTATGGCGGACAACCAGGAAGCTTCCCAACACAACAAAACTTTACATTATGGCCCCAAGGCAAGCAGGATGAATATATTGCTAATAACAATACAATGCCGCCTCTACCGCCTGGCACACCTATTTTAAGTGGCTCAGAAGTCGATCATAAAACATTAATTAAGACTAATGGCTTACCAGAATATGCCTCAAGTATGCAGCAAATCATGCCTTTATTAGATAATCCGCAAGTCACTCAGTATATGGGCAAGCAGGCCGTTCCTTTGATTAAACAAGCTATTGCTGAATATCATAAAGTGGGAACCTATCCTCCTGGATATGCTGATTATTTAAACTTTGAGAAACAGCTAGGAATTGCAACTGAATCTGTGGCAGGTACATTGACAGGTTCAAGCTCTATTAAAGCAATTTTGAACATGCAAGATCAGATATCTAGCCATGATGCTATTGATCCTGAACAAGCCAAGCAGATGCTGCAAAACTTAAACATTGATGTTTATAACCAGGCCAAAGATTTAAGCGGTCAACCTTTACCACCCGCTCTTAGAAATGAAGCGTTCCAGGCAGCCAAACAATTACAACCAATGGCTACCTATAATATTGGTGGTAAGGTATGGCCTATGGCAGATGTAAGATCAGCAGCACAACAAGCTGGAGAATCCCCTGAACAATTCGTGAGTACTATAAATGGCCGCAGCAGCACAAGCACCCAGCGATAACGTATCGCAATTAATGGCTATGTATAACCAGGCTAATACTTCTAGCTCTGGGGCTTCTGCTTCGCCTGCTACCCAGCAAGCACCTATCTCTTCTGCTGCAAGCGCTGGAGGCGATAACGTATCTCAGCTCATGGCAATGTATAAGCAAGCTAACCCAAATGCACAGCAACAGCAACAATCCCAACAAATTTCACCTGCTGATGCTAACTTCTTGGGAGGAGTGCCAGCAGCATTAGGATCTTATGCTGGAAGCGCAATAAGAGGGGCAGCCCAGGGGATAGCAAATCTAGGAACTGGGGCTATTAACCTTCAAGAACGATTATATGCGCCATTATTTGGCAAGCCTGTGCCTGCCCCTATGTCTGTTAATTTAGATCAAAATGACCCAAATCCATTGACTTCGGAAGCTGGTAATCTAGCATCCTCCTTTATTCCTGGAATGCCAGAAGTGAGCGGTGCTGAAGAAGCCGCGCGGCTCGTTGGTAATGTCGCCCCTAAAATTGGAAGCTTTTTATCTAAGGCTGCTCCAGCTATCAATACAGCAGCCACAGGAGCTGGTTATGGGGCGGTTTATGGTAGCGCTAACGGTAATACCCCCACGGCTGGTAGTATCGCCGCTTCTGCTGCATTGCCTTTAGGATTACAAGGGGCAATTAAAGCGCCAGCTGCTGGCATTGAGTTTGGCCTACAAAAATTAGCCGCTCGTTCTGCTAATCCTGGCTCTCCTTTATTAACTCCACAAGATGCTGCTCAAAGGCTAAGTCTTATTGGAGAAAATAACCCTGTCTCTTTCGGGACTTTCATAAACAGTAAGCCTTTAGAAAAAACCTATCAAAGCACAATGGCATCTGCGCCGTTCTCTGGTGTTATGCCAAAGCTTGAAAACTCGGTAGCTGCAACTGACACCCAAGCTGACAGCATTAATAAAATGCTTTTAGGTAACACCGCCCCTTCTGATGTTAATACTAATATTGCAGCAGAAATTAAAAGCAATTTCAGTACAAATAAAAATACTGCTTCTAATATGTATGAGGATGCAATAAAAACAGCGGATTCCAATAACTTTAATTTAGTATCAACGCCGAATGTAAATGCTTATTTGCAAAAAGAACAGCTAGATAACACTATACCTTCTGGCTTAGAAAGTTTGGCTGAATCATATTCTAATGGGAACGCTTTCAAACGTGATAGCAATAATATTGTAAGTTTGAGACAGGCACAAAGCCAGATTTCTTCTTTGGGAACCCAAGCAGCTAGTATTGCTTCAAACCCTAAAGAAGATCAAACTAAAGCCAGATGGTTATACGGTTTGCAAAATGCTTTAGATAATGATATTCAAGTTAATTTACAAGGTTCCCCAGCTCAAGCGAAGTATCTACAAGCAAGGGCATATTTTGCGAATAATGTGGCCCCTTATAAATCGCCTCAAATCTACCCTATAGCTAAAGGCTATGTAGATAACCCACAAAACTTATCTGGAGTTTTAGCTAAAAACCAAACCCCCCAAATAAGAACTGTTGCACAGCAACTAAGTCCTCAAGGCAAGAATCTCGTTCTAAAAGATCTTTTTGATAATGCTGACAGTAAGGATGAACAAGGCAAACAAATTACTAATGCTTCCAAGCTTTCTAATGCCTATTCAAATCTATCTCAAAATGCAACTGATCTTTTAGCCTCTCCTGATGTTCAAAACGAATTCAACAAACTTAAGGCCTTAAAGTCTGTGAGTGACAGCGCAAGGCTTGCTATTAATCCCCCATATACTGGAGGAAGACTTGAAAACATGCTTAAGAGCTTAGGGTGGTTAGGCGCTGGAGCTTATGCTGGTTTAAAATCAACTGGAGCGGTCATACCCACTATAACAGGAGCGTTAGGGGCTAATAGGGGCGTTGCTCGCTTTATGGAAAGTCCACAATTAAAGCAAGCCTATATCAATCAGTCTTTACCACGCATAACCAATCCTAATTCTATAGCTGGTAAAGCAGTAAATGGCCTTGGCGCATTAGCTGACCCACGCTTGATAGCTAATGCCATAGGGCAGTTCAACCAGCAATAAAAGTACCACTATGAAGGTTTTATAAACCCTCTCTACACTCGCTTAAAACCCACAATTTTAGGCGAATAAATGCCCGCTAGTCCATTATTGCTTTACAGTCCGTTTTGGTACTTCACTAAACTTGATGGCTTGCCCGCCTCTGGTGGTAAAGCTTATTTCTTTGAATCTGATAACCCTACTATTCCAAAGCCTGTATATCAAGACTTTGATTTAACTGTACCTTGGGACCACCCAATAACCCTAGATGCTTCAGGTAAGCAATCAGATAATGGCACTTGGTATCCTATTATCGGGGAAGATGACGCACCCTATTATATTAGAATTACCGATTCAAATAATGTAACCATCGGTGAGATGTACGGATATCCTGACCCCAATTCAGGGAATATCATCTTATTAGAAACTGATATCCAGAACTATATCATTAATGGGCAGTTCTTCTTTGATTATGCTAAGACTATCAATACCTCTGGTGATAGAGGATTTAGCAATCTTCAAGCCGCTGAAATCCCTATTGCCCCTGGCAACTGGTACTTTGAGAAGGACAATACCACAGCAACAAATGATATTGTATATGTTACAGATTTTAGCCCTGGTCAAACTCAAGTACCTAATAACCCCAAAGCCTATATAAGATATTTTGCTGGAGTACCAGGAACAGGAGAAGCTACCAAGCGCTTTAGGGTAAAGTTCAACTCTGTAAGACAGTTTGCCAATGAAACGGTTAATCTGCAATTCCAGGGGATAAGCCCATATCAAAACCAAATAACCATCTCTACAACTCAATACTTTGGGGCAGCCGGTTCAGCTACTGTAGATGAGGACATAAGCGGAATCACCTTAACAACGAGCTGGGCAAACAATGAAGTTTTAATAGAAGTCCCCTCAATTTCCAGTAAGACAATAGACCCTAATGGCGGAGACTATCTCGCTATAAACTTTGATCTACCGCTCAATACTATTTGTGATGTGAGCCTGACCAACATTATAGATAGATTCGGTAATGAATTCGTCCCTTTCCAAGAAGAAAGCGTAGACATCACCCAGGCAAATTCAATAGCTTTGCAATATCCTCTCTCTTCTACCGTAAACCCGGCTGATGGCTGCTATGACCCTATATTGCCTCAAGGAAGCTTTAATTTAGCGTTTATCCCTAGAGCGGGGAAGATGCAGCTTTGGATTAATAACATAGCCCCTGATTATTCTTTCTTATGTAATGGATTGCCTAAGTTTGGCTCTGATTATTATAATCTTGGCCAAAAATGCTGGGATAGTTCGCAGCTAAAACTAGCATGGGGAACAGGGCCAGCGGGATTTGTAGCTCAATATTATGATTCAACTAATGCTTTGACTAGCGCATTTGCGGTTAATGCAACAGCCTCTTCTGTTGGAGTGGCAGCGGCGGCAGTGGACGGCAATAGTGGGCTTGGGATAGTTTCAACTGTAACAGGCACACCCAGCGTTGCAGCTCAATTCACTGTCTTTGCCAAGCCTGGGGCTGATATTCCAAATAATTCATACTTCCTCTATAACAGTCCATCGACTGGCTATTTTTTATGGTTTAATAACTCAGGGTCAGTGCCATCAGTGCCAGGTCGCACAGCAGTTCCCGTTGTCTACACTGGAACTGAAACAGCCGCAGAAATCGCTGCTTTAATTCAAGCTGCAATAGTGGCTGGCTTTACCGCAACCCTTTCTCAAAATGCTGTACAGGGAACTTGCTTTAGCAATGGCACTGTGACAGCTATCGCAGATAATAATACTACCTTTCCTGTTGTTCAAATCAGTGCAGGAGGGGTAAGCACTCCAGGTATAGCGGGTATAGTTTGTCTAGCAGGCAGCGCTATTGTTAATGGCTCATATCTCACGCTTGAATCACCTAGCCAAGAATACTACTTATGGTTTGCTAAGAATAACCAGACCCAAGACCCTGCTAACCTACCTGCACTTTCAGGCAAAAAAGGAATTAAAGTCGTTTATGATGGAACAGAAACGTCAGCAGAAATAGCTCAATTAGTTGCCGCTCAGTGGTCTATTGCTCAATATCGCCTACCCGATGTTAGGGGTTTATCACCTAGATTCTGGCAAAATGGCGCTACTGCTGTATTGCCTTATGCTTCTACTATCAAAATTACCTCTTTGGGCAATGATGGCGCTGTCACTTTTAGCATTGAAGGGTTAGACGAAGATGGAAACCCATACGGCACCCCTGAATCTTTAGTGGGTTCTGCTACAGGAACTCCTACCTCGCCTCAATTTGTCACCTCTGCAAGGACATACTCTGCAATTACTAGCGTTATTCCTAGTGCAAATACCAACGCAACAGGCACTTATATTGGTATCGATGGCGAAGCTATTTTGCCAACCCCTTCAAAAATCACCATTACATCTATTGATGATGAAACATTGGTGAATTTTGATATTGTAGGCCTTGGAACAGATGGCACTCAAATAAGTGAATCACTGGCTGGAGGTGACCATGCTACAGTTACTTCAGTTAATACCTACGTTTCAGTATTAAGCATTACACCTGATGCAAATACCACGGATGCAATTACAGTAGGAAATGGCACATTAAATTATAGCATTTGCTTAAGCCAGCAAGGGACTAGTGGAGATGAACTTATTATTAATGGGCAATATTCCTTAATAGGCGGAATCGCGCCACAGCAAACAGTTATAGCAGATGAATACTTTATATTGAATGGGATATTGGCTAGAGACCCTGATTATTATGCAAGGCTACCTCTATACTACAATTCGTCTGGAACGCTTGAAAGCGCGAGCGGAGATAATACTGGTTCATTGCAGTTAAATGAATCCGGCCCTCATGACCACACTATCTTGGGTGGATTTGTTACTGATAATGGAACAAATCAGGCATTTACGCAAGGGAATGAAGGAAATGTTATTGATTTTACATTACCTCCGTCAGGCCATGAGTCAAGAGGCCAGAACGTCAATATTAACTTGGTGGTTTATTATTAATAAAAGGGGGCTAAATGCCCCTGTATTATCTAATGAGAAAACTCCGAATGAGATTCTTTTTGTTTTAATGACTGCTGTTGACTACAACTTAAAAAAACAGTTCCTTGTGTTTTTATTTCTGGGATAGCCATTATTTCTACATCACTAGTTATATTAGAGCTTAATTTGAAATTATATGGTACTCCAGATTGTATATTCACAATTGAGTCAGCTGAAACTCCATCTTGATCTGGACTATACCCTTTTGTATAGATTCGTACTTTAGATTCAAATGGCGAAGAATCATCGGGGGATTTAAACAGGATACAGTTAAATTCTGTTTCATTATCCAAACCTCCACAGAGGGTCTGATAATTGAAGAAATTATTCCCCAAAATTGTTGATCCTGGGATTGGAATGCACAAAAAGTTAGCACCTTCTGTACAATCAAATAAAGCCCCATTTTCTTCGCTTTTGTTGCCGCCGTTATAAACCCATATTCTATTGTCTAAAGAATTTGAATAGTTGAAAGTCTTTTCAGATAAACCTATCTGCAATATTTGAGGTGAGGATTGAACAGGAATAACAGACAAGTCCCATGAATTATCAGAAGGAAAAACGCCTTGAACGCTACAATTAGCGGGAATACCAAAAACACCATTATCACCAGGGTTTAAATTATAAATCGTTTGAGTTTGTTGCTGAGCCTTAGCCCCACCCAAAACCGCCAAACCTGCTACAAAAGCTTTTGCTACTGAATACATGATCATCCCCTCAGTTAGTTTATATAACTAAAGGTGACGATATACCCGTAGCTGCTGGATGTCAAATAGAGGGGGTTAATGCTTATAGACATCTTTTCGATGGCCGATATTAATCACTAAGACTTGCAAAACATCATTTTGAATTTCACAAATTAGCCGATAATCCCCTACTCTGTAACGCCACAAGCCAGCCATGTTTTCTTTTAATGGCTCACCCTGCATTCTAGGGTCTGGGAGCTTCTCGATTTTTTCTAGTTTCTTTGCTATTTGAATCTGCGCTGATTTTGGAAGTTTTAGCAACAGCTCCTTTGCTTTTGGTTTGAACCCTATTATCCAGCCCATAAACTAATCTTTTCACCTCTTCAAACGGGATATTTTCACCACCTTCTTCTAAAGCAGCAACCGCTAACAGGTAATCTTCCTGATCTTCAATAAACTTTTCAAGCGCTTTTTTAACATAATAGGTTTTAGTTCTTCCTGTATGTTCAACTAGCGTATCGAGCCGTGCTTCTAGTTCTTTTGGTAGTCGTAAGCTTAACATTTTAATCCCCTTTCTTTTGTATTACAAGAAATACATGTAATAATTGTATTACATTTAATGCTTTCTGTAAACCTACCCCGTAGTATTGAGTATATATTTTTCTTAGGTTCTGCCGCAAAACCCAAAAAGTACCACTATGAAGTAAGTCTCAGGAATTACTAGCATCTCACTAGATATTTATTACTAGAGAGATGATCTATGTATAGCAAAACCCAGTTAGACCAAAGTATTAAAATTACTTTAAATGCTGCTGATCCTGATGGTTTGGTCACAGCCGATACTTATCCTGCTGGTAACATTGCCTTAGATGGTGCTTTAACGAGTAATGGCAGATATGCAAATACGACGCCTCAATTTTTACTAATAACCGCAGTGGCCGATGAAAGTGGCAATACTTTTACCTTTACTGGTAAAGACTTAAGTGGCTTGACATACACCTACTCTGTGCTTGGCCCAAATGCCACAACTTTAGTTATTCCTGTGCCTTTTTCATCAATTGAATCTAATGGCATTAGCATTTCTGACGATGCCTCTGGTGATATCAGCATTGGCATTACAACGCAAACAGCAACCCCTTGGTGTCAAATTGACTGCTGGAGAGACTTTTTTGCCCCAGGATTAGGTGCTTATGTAGAAACAAGCTCAACACTTAACTATACCATTCAATACACTTTTCAAAACGCTAAATCAGAATTACCCACCCGAATTTATAACGACCCAAATGTTGCCTCAGAAACAACTACACAGTCAACCGCAATTCCACAGGCTTATAAGTTCGCACGACTAATCATCAATTCATACACAAACGGCGCAGTGTGGTTTGAGATAGCCCAACCAGGCGCAATGCACTCAAACCTTCCCGCAAAAGGCAAATTAACTTAAAAAATAGGAGATATAAAAATGTCATTCGGCCCAGATTTAGGAAATAACCCCCTAATAGAATATTGGATTTCACCTGCTATTATCACTTCAGAAAGCCAAATCCCATCAAGCTTAACTGCTGGCACTGGCTTTGGTGCTGGAGCAAGCTTCACCTACACCTCTACAAGCCAAGACATCTTAGAGGGTCATGTATATGTGTGGAGTGGCAGCGCATGGAATGATGTTACAGGAAGTGTGGAAACCCCAACGAGCGCTACTGCTCATGGCTTGGTTAGCTATGCTGATACCACAGGTGAGAGCTTAGAAAGTATTTCTACAATTACTGTAGGTGCTAACAATACCCTAACTGGGGGTGCTGCAAGTGATTTTATTATAGCTGCTGGCACTAACAGAAATATCCAGATGACCCCTAATGGGAGCGGAAGCTTCCAAGTTACCGGCACATCTGGGTTTACTGGTAATATGGCCGTTACTGGCTCTATTGGCGCTTCTACAACCATAACTGCTGGAACAAACTTAGCAACAACCAACGGAAATCTTGTTCTAGGTGCTGCTGGTAATAAGATTGTTAGATCGGCTGCTAGCAACACCACCGCTGCTGGCGCAAACTCTGCTGGTACAGTAACCTTGACTGGTGGCACAGCTACTGTTGCCACTACTTCTGTAACAGCCAGCTCTCTAATTGACCTTTCAAGAATGAGTATTGGTGCAACTGGCGCTTCTGCATTAGGTCAATTATCAGTTGGCACTATCACCCCTGGCGTTAGCTTTGTGATTAACTCCGTGCAAGCTGCTGATGCTACTGCACTACAAGCAAGCGATGTGTCAGTAATCAAATGGTCTTTTGATAACTAATTTACCATTATAAGGGGCTTAATTGCCCCTTTTTTTTGTTTACAAATTAACGCAACAAAAACCTATATAAAAATAATAAAGGATGATGTAAGATGGAGGCACTGAAAATAGAGCCTGAAGTTTCGGTGGAGGAACGCTTGAGCAACTTAGAAGGTGGTTTTGCAGTGATGAAAGCAAATCAACAGCAAGACCGAGAAGTGCTTTCTGCTCTTATAGCTTCTAATTCAGTGATGCGTGATGCTATCATGGTTATGAAAGATAGCCTTGAAACTTTCAAAGCTTCTATCATGGCTCAGCAACAAGCTAATCAAAAGATGTGGAATAACATTAAATCGTTTGTTGGCAAATACTGGCTTCATATTATATTTTCTTTAGGCGCAATATTCGCTGCAATTTATGGCTTAGGGTATCTTATGGGGGCTAATCATATGGAGCCTCTAGTACATCTTCCTGGGCTTATCGTAAAGCATTAAGGTCTCAGCCATTTAATCCAATTAAGAATGCTCGGTAAAAGTGAAGGCTTTTGTGTAGAAGCAATCGGGATGGGATTGTTGGCCTGAGAGGTGGTATTAACCTGCGTCACACAGCCAGCCATAAGCAAAGTAATAATCAATAAAATCAAAGTCCGTTTCATGCTAAAACTCCTTACATGGAGTATAGCAAAAATCCTAGAATCCGCTGGGAATATTCCAAATAAAGGTGATTAAGCTAGATAGACTTATCCACAGAATTTGTGGATAAAGCTGTGCGTTAAAAATAAGGCTGGCTGCGCCTCTTGCGAGACGGAGCCGGGACTGTTTCTACACTGACGCAGAGTTTATGCTGCTGGCAGATCAGCTAAACAGTAAGCATCAGGCCAACCCCCGCTACGCAGTGATCAGCCTCTTTGCTAGCAGTAGGCCGGGCGCTACTCCGGCTATCACTTACGCTACGCTCCGGAACTACCCATCACAGGACTTGGAGTGATATCTATCCCTAAATGCGTTTCTGCTTTCAACGCCGCTACTGCCGCTTGATTATAGCATTTTTCTACGCTGTGCTTCATTAATTACATTTTGCCAATATGGGGTTTGTTCTATTAATTTATTTTTTCTTTCTAAAATTTGCTTTTTTGTTATGAAAAGATCAGGTACTTTTAAAACAATCCCGCCATTCCACATATCATTATATTTAAAACTAATTCTTACCTTCGCTTTTGTTAAACAACGCTTGGACTCTATGCATTGAATGATATCATCAATATATGCGGTTTCTAGTTTATGCAAGTAAGATGTACCTAACGAAAATATTGAAGAATGATAAAGAGTTTCAAGCTCTTTATTTATATCTTCATCTGTCTTATTTTCCCAATAATTATCAAACACTCAACGCACCCTCTCGTTCTGATTGCGAGATTATAGCATTTTAATGATGCCATTAATATGGTATGTTATTGATATAACAAGGGCATAAAAGCGCCTCAGACGTGGCTAATAAGCGAGGGTGTTTGCTGTGAAATTCAGCAGGGCGCGCCCATTATCAATGCACTGTTCGGACTTTTTCAACATACTTATGCTTTCTTCTGGTCTCGGCAATATCAGCTATCATAGCTTGGGCTTCTTGCTTAGTCACCTTGGTTTTAAAATTATTACCCTGGCGATTGAATTTACCACCCCATCTTTTTTCAAACATGAGGTCGCCAAGTAAATCTTTTCCAACATGGATTTCAAAATAGCGTGTTGCAGATTCCCATCTTATAAACATACCCACTCCTTGACGTTCTCTGATGTGCGAATAATACAACAAAAAGGGAACATTAATCTAGATAGTATTAATTTGTAATGTCATGTTAAGGTGGAAAGACTGTGGCAAACTTTGTGGCAAAGTTTTTGTAAGATATTGGGTTTTTCTGGTAGATTTTGAAGATTAAAATGCTCTGCAAGCATTATAGTACATAGCATTATTAATAAATGACACAATATATTAAGCCGGACTCAAAATCCGGTTCCAGAGATGGAGTAAGAGTTCGATTCTCTTTCTCGGCACCAATTG